GTCTTGCGCGTGGGTGCGCGAAAATAAACTTTTTTTAGAATAGGATTTATGCATGGAACAAAACTTGCGCATCGAATTAATCACCCTTTCATCATTGCGTCTTGACCCGAACAATGCAAGACGCCACGACAAAAAAAACCTTGAGGCAATCAAGGGTTCTTTGTCTTTGTTTGGCCAGAGAAAACCAATTGTTATTTCTGGTGATAACACAATCGTTGCTGGGAACGGAACTGTTGAGGCAGCGAGGGAACTTGGGTGGACAGAAATTTATGTTGCAAGGATTCCTCACGATTGGACTCCGGAACAGATAAAGGCTTACGCTTTGGCTGATAATCGCACAGCAGAATTAGCCGAGTGGGATTCTAAGATTCTTGCTGATCAACTTTTAGAACTTGATGCTGAGGGTTGGGATGTTGCAGAGTTTGGTTTTGAACCTTTAGAGCCACCAGTCAACGATGACGAGGGACCACTTAATTTTGATGATGCACCACCAAGAGTTCAATTGGGTGAAATCTGGAAATTAGGTAATCACATATTGGCTTGTGGTGATTCAACTGATTCTGGTATTTATAACAAACTTTTAGGTCAAGAAAAGGTTGATGTTATTTTCACTGATCCACCTTGGAATGTTAATTATGGTGGTGCTGTTGAACCGGGAAATGCACAAGGTTACAAAGTTAGAACAATCATGAATGATCACATGGAAGCAGGTCAATGGAATGATTTCGTTAAAGGCTTCTGCGTTAATTTAAAATCTTATTCAAAACCTGGAGCACCCATTTATTTAGTTATGTCAGCACAAGAGTGGCCAGTGATTGATTTGAATTTACGTGAAGCAGGTTTTCATTGGTCGTCAACAATCATCTGGGCAAAAGACAGATTGGTTCTTTCTCGCAAGGATTATCACACTCAATATGAACCAATTTGGTATGGATGGAATGATTCAGCAGCGCGACTTGTTGAAGTTGCAGATAGAAAACAAACTGATTTATGGCAGATTGAAAGACCAAGTAAATCTGAACTTCATCCAACAACTAAGCCAATTGAATTAATAACCAAGGCTTTACATAATTCTTCTAAAGTTGGTGACATTGTTTTAGATGCATTCGGTGGTTCAGGTTCAACATTAATTGGTGCAGAGAAAACCAAAAGAAACTGTCGCATGATTGAATTAGATCCAAAGTATTGTGACGTTATAATAGAACGCTGGGAGAAATTAACCGGACTTGAGGCCGAGCGTGTGGAGTCATAAATGCCGAAGGGCAGACCACCTAGACCACTAGAGCAAAAACGTTTACTTGGTAATCCTGGTAAACGACCTTTACCTAGTGAGGGCAGTTTAGTTTTATTACCGAGCGCTTACGAGTTGCCGGAACCTCATCGACCTTTGATGACACCTGGTCGCGAGTTGTGGGATCGCGTGTGGGGCATGGGTCAATCTTGGATTAGCCCTCAATCTGATTTAGAACTTTTAATGATGACTTGTGAAATGGTTGACGAGCGCTGGAATCTTCGTATCAAAGTTATGAAAGACAACCGACCAGAGGAACGTCGTGGACTACGAGAACTTGATAAACAACTCGTAAATAATCTGTCCCTGCTGGGTTTCAGTCCTACTGATAGAACTAGATTAGGTGTTGCCGAAGTTAAACGCAGGTCAAAATTAGAGGAACTTAAACAACGTGTCTCAAAAACAATTGTCCAAGAAGAAAATTAAATCTTGGCCACCTGCGTGGCTTACCCCAATTGATAAGAAAGATTTATCAAGGTCTCGTGGCTTTGAATGCTCTGATTTTATTAACACGTTTTGCACTCAAACAAAAGAAACAATTGCTGGAATGTCTGGTGAACCAATCAAGTTAAGGGCTTGGCAAGAAGAAGTTTTACATAATTTGTTTGCTGTTAAATCTAATGGTTTATTTGCTCACCGAACTGGTCTTATAGGAATGCCCAGGAAGAATGGAAAATCAACCCTTGGTTCTGGTTTAGCGTTGTGGAGTTTATTTATGGGACCAGAAGGTGGTGAAGTTTATTCTTGTGCAGCCGACAGAGATCAAGCACGCATTGTGTTCGGTGATGCTAAACGAATGATTGAAGCCGAACCAGAACTTGCTGAACTTTGCAAAATATACAAAGACGCTGTCGAAGTTTCTTCCACAGGTTCTATCTACAGAGTTCTTTCAAGTGAGGCTTTCACAAAAGAAGGTCTTTCACCAACAATGGTTATTTATGATGAACTTCACGCTGCACCCAATCGTGAACTCTTTGATGTTATGCAACTCGGTATGGGTGCAAGACGTGAACCAATGCTTGTCGCTATCACAACGGCTGGTGTTAAAGCAGATGCAACAGGACAAGATTCAATTGCTTACTCTTTATACCAATATGGTCAAAAGGTTTCAAGAGGTGAAATATCTGATCCCACATTCTTTATGGCTTGGTGGGAAGCAAACTCAAATGCTGATCATCACCAACTTGAAACTTGGAAGCAAGCCAATCCCGGTTTTGGAGATTTGAATGACCCACAGGACTTTGAATCAATGGTTAAGAAAACACCTGAAGCAGAATTTAGAACCAAAAGATGCAATCAATGGGTCTCATCCCAACAAGCGTGGCTTCCAAATGGTGCGTGGGATGCGCTGGCTTCAAACAAAGAACTTTCTAAAGATGTTGAGATTGTTTTAGGTTTCGATGGTTCTTTCTCAGGTGATGCTTCTGTGATTGTTGGAACAACTCTTGAAGAGACGCCTCACGTTTTCATTGTTAAAGCGTGGGAGAAACAAACTACTGACACTGATGATTGGCGAGTTGACACACTAGAAGTGGAAAACACAATCATTGAATTCTGTGGAAAATACAAAGTGCGAGAGGTTGCTTGCGATCCTTTCCGTTGGCAAAGAAGCATGCAGGTTTTACAAGATCATGGCATTCCGATTGTGGAATGGCCCTCAACTTCGGCAGCACGAATGATTCCTGCTTGCGCAAAGTTTTATGACGCTGTTGTTAATCAAAGATTGAGTCACGATGGAGACCCTTTATTGGCACGACACATCTCCAACGCTGTCGTAAAAACCGATAGACTAGGTCCTAGAATTGTGAAAGAGCATCGTGGATCGCCAAGAAAAATAGATGCTGCAGTTGCGAGTATCATTGCATTAGACAGAGCAACTGTTGCAAGAGAAGAAGCAATTGTTTCAACACCTGCATTCTTTATGGTTTAGGAGTTAAGTGGCTTTAATATTCCAAGTCTTAGGTTTAAGTCTGGTTTCTGTTGGGGCTGCACTAATTTACGTTCCTGCTGGCATAATTATTATAGGTGCTTCATGTGTTGCATTTGGTTTAGCGATTGAGAGACGTTGATGTTAGGTAATTTATTTAATCTTGGTGAGCAAAGAGCGATCTCTTATCAATCCGTCTGGGGCGCTGGCGACAACTTCGCGATGACAACTTTGGCTGGCACAAATATTGACCAAAGCACTGCCATGGAAATTTCAGCGTTTTACTCTTGCGTTCTTTTAATCTCTGACACTATTTCAACCCTTCCAATGGATGCTTACATTCGTAGAGACGGCAATCGTGTTCCCTACCGACCAAGACCTGAATGGGTTATGAAACCCTACATTGATTTATCAAGAACAGAACACTTTCAACAAGTGCTGGTTTCTTTGCTTTTAGATGGTAACGCTTTCATCAAAATCTTCAGAGATCAACTTGGAAACATTGTTAACCTCGTTGTTTTAGATCCACAAAAAGTTGAGATAGTTAGAGACCCTGTGACTAAAGAATTAGCCTATCGTTACGAGTTGTATAAAGAATCAATTATTCCAAAGAATGAAATGATTCACATAACAGAAATTCGCAGACCTGGTGAACTACGTGGAATGTCTCGTGTCATTGAATTAAAACAAAACCTTGGTTTGGCTTCTGCTTTACAAGAATTCGCTGCACGCTTCTTCGGAACCGGTGCAAACCTTGGTGGATACATTGAACACCCTGGACAATTAACTAAAGAACAATCAACAGATTTAGCAGATGCTTTCAGAGGATCACATAAAGGTTTAAGAAAGTCACACAAAGTTGGTGTGTTATCCGGTGGAGCCAAGTTCACAAAAACTGCTGCAGCACCTGACGAAGCACAAATGATTCAATCACGTCAATTAGCAATTGAAGAAATTGCTCGCATCTTTAGAGTGCCTCCACACATGATAGGCATCACAACACCTGGTGCAATGTCTTACGCCTCAGTTGAACAGAACAATATTAACTTTGTTACCCACACTTTAAGACCTTATATAACAAAACTTGAAGAAGCCTATTCAATGCTTCTTCCTACTGATTCCTTTTTAAGAATCAACGTGGATGGTTTGCTTCGTGGAGACTTTCAAACCAGAATGCAAGGATATTCAATTGGCTCACAAGCAGGATTTCTTTCAATCAATGACATTAGAAAATTTGAAGATATGACACCTGTTGATTCTGGTGATGTTTATCGTGTTCCTCTAGCAAACGTGAATCTTCCAGCAGCCGACTTAGTTGAGACAGATAAGAAAGTGGGTATGGCTCAACGTCTTATCCTTTCAGGTTTTGAACCAGCGAGCACACTTAAAGCACTAGGCCTTCCATCTATTGCTCACACTGGTGTTCCTTCAACCCAACTTCAACCTGTGGCACAAATTGATCCAGCAAACCCTGAAGCCGTTTATGAGGTCAAATAATGTCTTTATTTTCTGGAAATACAACAGTTGGAACTGCAGCAACTCTTATTGATGGAGTTGCTTGGCAAAACCCTGTTTTATTGCAACTACATAACAACGATAATACAGACTCAGTTTATATTGGTGGACCGGATGTAACAACTGCAAATGGATTAAAATTAACAAAAGAACAATCGATTGAAATAACTTTACATCAAGCGAATACTGTTTATTGTGTGTCTGATAAAAATGGTCATGTTGTTTCGTGGATTGCGCAGCGACTCTGATGCCTTATTTCATTACTGATAAATCACCTGATTGTTCTGGCTGGGCAACTATTAAGGAAGATGGCGAAGTTATTGGTTGCCATGAAAATAAACAAGATGCTATTGATCAAATGGTTGCTGTTTCTATTGCAGAAAATATTGAAGCAGGTGGGGAGCGCGCTTTGCCTGAAGAATTAAGTGTTGGCGATTATGTGATGTGGTTCAATGGTGACGAATTAATGCAAGGTAAAATCACTGAAGTTCAATTTGATGGAGAATTGTTAGTTCCGAATACTAACGAGATTATGCTTGGCACACCTTTTAATCCTGCAGCCTTGATCCAAGTTTACAAAGAACAAGGTGGTGGATGGATTGACACTAACGTCTTTGTGGCTGTGCAATTTGAAAAATTAAGAAAAACAGAAGATTTAGAAGAATTAAATGAATCTTCTGAACCTGATTTGGTAGAAGATGAAGAACCTGAGTCAGAAGAAATGCTTCAAGATAGGGCAGCACCTGATGCTTTAGATATTGGTGACTATGTTTCCTGGAACACATCGGGAGGTCGTGCTCGTGGTCGAATCACAAGAATCGAAAGAGATGGTTCAATTAATGTTCCTAATTCAGATTTTACAATTGAAGGAACCGAAGATGATCCTGCAGCATTGATTCGTTTATATAGACCTGCTGGGAATGGCTTTGAAGCAACTGCAACTCTTGTTGGTCACAAGTTTTCAACACTAACAAAAATTGATGAACTGCCTGAAAACACCGAAGAGGAAACCACAAGAGCAATTAATCAAGAACCACCAGCCTACATGCGTGCTGCTGCCAGAAGAGGTTTAGAACTTAATGCTGATGGTCAAGGTGGCGATGGTTTAACTGATAAAACAATTCGTGAAGCAAGACTTATGGCTGATGGTGTTGTTTCAGATGATAAGTGGATTCGTATTGCTGCATGGATAGCCAGACACATGGCTGATTTAGATGCTCCACAGAATTCAAATCCTGATGATCCTCAATATCCTGGTCCAGGACTTGTTGCACATTTATTATGGGGTTCAGGTCCAAGTAAAAGGGCAGCACAAAGAACTATGGAATACGCTGAAGGTGTTGTGGAAAGAATTAGAAGAGAAGAAGAGCAAGCGCGTTGGAGTAGCGTTAGCGTACAATTAAAAAAGAAGAAAGAAGAGAAAATGCCATCAAAAGTTGAACGTAGAGTCAATGATGTTAAGTTTGAAATTCGTGAGGGCGAATTAGACACCAATAAAATGACCTTCACGGGTTATGCAGCCGTATTCAATTCACCAAGTGAGCCTCTACCTTTCACCGAATATATTATGCCTGGTGCTTTCAAACGTTCATTAAAATCACGTAACGAAATTAAACTTTTTATGAATCACAACACAGATATTGTTCTAGGTTCAACAAGAGCAAAAACTTTAAAACTCACCGAAGATTCAAGAGGCCTATTAGCAGAAGCAGTTCTTCCTGAAACAACTGCTGGAAGAGACCTTTCTGTTTTGATGCAACGTGGAGACGTTAGTTCAATGTCTTTTGGTTTCAGCGTTCCTGCTAAAGGTGATAAGTGGTCAAGTGATGGAATGTCACGTGAACTTCATCAAATAAGACTTCACGAAGTTTCAATCGTCACAGGCTTCCCGGCTTACGAAGCCACCACAGCAACTGTTAGATCAATTGATGCTTTGGCTACCAGAACCGGTATGGATGCAGATGTTTTGGCTGATGCATTAATTAAATTAGAATCTGGTGAAAACCTTTCTAGTCAGCATGCTGACACAATCACCGAGGCTGTAGCAAAGTTAAAAGAATCCAATCCATCTGTAGAAGATTTATTGGCTATGAAACGCAAGCAACTCGATCTACTATTTAAGGCACTCTAATGAACAGAGAAGAAGTTAAACAAGCAATTCTTAAAGTTGCAGGTAACCCTGATTCAGGACCTATTGCAGAATTGGCTGATGCAATGGCTGACGCAATCTGTGATACAAAACCTGAGACTAAGAAATTTGATCCGGTGCAAGAGACCAGAGTTATTGTGTCAAACGAAACCAGAAATGTTGTGCAATAATTAATTAACAGATGTGAGTGCGAGCCACCCATCTTGTTATTTACTGCATTGAGTGAGCCTCATGCAGATTCACCCAAGTAATGCAGTAAAACCCTACCAAAAAAGGAAATGCTCAATGTCTGAATATATTAAAATTCAGCACGAAGCACGTGAAAAGGCCTGGCACTCTGCAAAAGAAATTCTTGACAGAGCAGCAGCAGAAAAACGTGATTTGAATGCTGAAGAAAATGCTCAATACGCAGCAATCTCATCTGAATTAGATGAACGCGCTCGTGTTATTGAAACAATTCAAAAAGATGAGAAACGCGCTCTTGCAGCAGCCGAAGCCATGAAAGGCTTAGAAGTTGCAACTGCAGCACCACAAGGCAGAACAGATGCAGATGTTATCCGTTCAATGGCTCGTGGCGAAGTTCGCTCATTCGAATTTGAAAAACGCGACGTAACAGGAAGTTCAACTGGTTCTCCGGTTCCAACTTCTTTCTACGACAGAGTGGTAATGCTTGCACGTTATGTTGGTGGACCATTAGAAACATCAACAATTCTTACAACTGCTGGTGGAGAAAATCTTCAAATTCCTTCACAAGCCACTTACTCAAGTGGTACAGCATTTGGACAAGCCTCAGCAATCGGTGAAAGCGACCCAACATTTAACAGTTTCGTAACTCTTGGTGCATACAAGTACTCATTCTTGACCCAAATTTCACGTGAACTTGTTGAAGACGCTGGCGTGGACATCCTTGGCTTCCTGGCTGAACAAACCGGAAACGCTCTTGGCTACTCTGTGAACGATGCTTTAACAAATGGAACTGGAACTGTACAACCAAACGGCTTGTTCACAGTTGCAGGTTCAGGTGTTGCAGGAACTTCACTTTCACCAACTGCTGATAATTTAATCGATCTTGTTTACTCTGTAGACACTGCAGGTCGACGTTTACCAGGAGTCGGTTTCATGATGGGTGCAGCACAAATCGCAAACGTTCGCAAATTAAAAGATACTGCTGGCAACTATTTGTTCAGCCCATCTTTATCTGCAGATGCTCGCGACTTACTATTGGGTTATCCAATATTTGAAAACCCAACAGCACCAACAGCAGGATCAGCCAAGAGACCAGTTCTATTCGGTCACTTGCCTTCCTACATCGTTAGACAAGTTGGTGGCATTCGTCTAGACAGATCAGATGATTACGCTTTCAATACCGATCTAATTACCTTCAGAGCGACCTTCAGAGTTGATGGAAACTTGCCACAAACAAGCCACATCAAATACTTCAAGAGTTCAAACTCCTAAGTAATTAAATCCCCAAGACCAGAAACCCCAACGGAGCGCAGGCTGTTGGGGTTTCTGCCTTTTGGAGTGTAGGATTTATTTGTACCTGCGATGTAAGGAAAACTCTGCGTGAATAAAGAACAATCAAATAACAAAAAAACGGCTCTTTTAAAGTCGATGAATTCTAAACTAAGTGTTGATAAAACTGAAAATCCTCGAATCACTTGGTATTCAAATGCTCCCTGGGCAGCCACAGGTTATGGAACCCAGAGTTCTCAAGTTTTGAAAAGGCTCAAAAAAAATAGTTATGATGTTGCTGTTATTGCCAACTATGGTTTAGAAGCAGCCTCTACTTCGTGGAACACAGAATATGGTTCAATACCTGTTTATCCCAGAGGAATTGAGCACTGGTCAAATGATATAACTCCAGCGCATCATCAAGATTGGGTGAAAAGAAATCCTGATGCTCCAAACTTACTAATAACTTTATTTGATGTGTGGGTTTTTAAAGGCAAACCTTGGTCTGATTGCAAAGTCGCTAGTTGGGTTCCAATTGATCATCTACCAGCACCAATTGATGTTGTTAAATGGTGCGCGCAAAGTTTTGTCTCCCCAATCGCTATGAGCAAGTTTGGTAAAAAAATGTTAGAAAATCAAGACGTTGAATGCTTTTATATTCCTCATGCCATCGAATCAAGTTTCAAACCAACTTATGACATAAAGATTTCAGATTCTGAAAATGTAACAGGTAGAGAGTTTATTGGAGTGGATGAGAACAAATTTGTGGTTGGGATGAACGCAGCCAATAAAGGCGTTGCTCCTATGAGAAAAGCCTATGGTGAAAATATTGTTGCCTTTTCTATATTTGCTCAAAAACACGATGATGTTGTTCTTTATTTACATACTGATCCAACAGGTGGAGGTCAAGGAATTAATCTGCCAGAGTTATTAAAAGCAGTAGGTTTAAAACCTCATCAATATAAATTTGTAGATCCATATTTATATCGCTCAGCCCTTCCAATAGAAGTTGTTGCAGCAACGTATACAGCGATGGATGTATTTTTAGGTGTCTCTATGGGTGAAGGTTTTGGAGTTCCAACAATTGAAGCACAGGCCTGTGGGACCAGAGTTATTGTTTCTGATTTTGCAGCCTCTTCGGAACTTGTTGGAGAGGGATGGTTAGTTGAAGGGCAGCCTTATTATGATGCTCCCCAGAAGGCTTTCTTCACAACCCCAATGATTTCTTCAATCGTGGATGCTTTAGAAAAGGCTTACCAAAAGGGCAGGTCGCGCTCGCAACAAGCGATGGACTTCGCTAAGTTGTACGATGCTGACCTTGTCTTTGAAAACGACTGGAAGCCTACCCTTAATAAGATTCTCTTCGGATAGGCTTTAAAGCCAAAATAAAGCCAAAATTAGGCGCTGAGAGGTAGGAGGAGGGGTAATTTGATACCTGCAATGATAGTTCCGGTTTTAACACGTTACGACTTGTTAGACAAAATGATTAAGTCGATTAATCACCCTGTCAAGGATTTGGTCATTATTGATAATGGGGCAAAACAAACTCATTGGGAACCAACCTGGAATAACTGGATCAGTAAGATTTGGCATCTTAAAATGCCCAGCAATCTTGGTGTGGCTTCCTCTTGGAACCTTGGAATCAAATCTTTACCAATGTCTGAATATTGGTTGGTTAGCAATTTTGATGTTGAGTGGGGTGGCGATTCTTTAAAACTATTCACAGAGATTTCCGGGGCAAACAAATTAGTGCTTTCAAACGGAAGTCCTGAATGGTGTGCTTTCACTGTAGGTTGGAAAGTTATTGACAAGGTTGGATTGTTTGATGAGGCCTTGCATCCAGCATATTTTGAAGACAACGATTTTGAACGCAGAACTAAACGCCACGAGGATTTGATTGTTGAGCGCTCTTTCATTCCTCTTGCTCACGAGAATTCTTCAACTTTAAAAGCAGGATTTCAATCTGAAAACAATGCAACTTTTAGTGCCAATTCTGTTTATTATCAAGAAAAGGTAAGTGCTGAAGATTTCTCAAGTGGTGAATGGTCTATTAGAAGAAGAAGACGTAACTCATGGGATTAAGGGTTTACACTGGTGGAACTTTTGATTTGTTTCACGTGGGGCATGTCAATTTATTAAAAAGATGTAAAGAGATAGCCGGTCAAGATGGGCAAGTTATTGTTTCTTTAAACACTGATGAGTTCATAGAGAAATATAAAGGCAAAGCACCAATTATTAAATTTGATGACAGAAGAGCAGTTTTAGAGTCTTGTCGTTATGTTGATTATGTGATGCCTAATTATGGGGCAGCCGATTCTAAAGAATCTATTGTCTTGGCGCATCGGATAGATGTGGTTGCAATTGGTTCTGACTGGGCACGTAAAGATTATTACAAGCAAATGAATTTCACCCAAGATTGGTTGGATGAGCAAAACATAAGTTTAATTTACATTCCTTACACTGAGGGAATATCTAGTACACAGATCAAAAAAATATTGTGACACAAATTGTTATCGGAACAAGCCCAGGTCGTGAACCTTGGTTGATGGATTGCTTGAACAGTTTACAAAGGTCCTGTTTGATTTTAAGAGATTCAAATTATGAACTAGGCAAACTTAAATGGTGTCAAGAGAATATTAAAAACCCTTTCTTCTTCTTTCAAGATTCTGTGGTCTTTAAATCGACTAAGTGGATTGATGAAGCATTAGATAAATATTCAAGCGTTTCACTTAATGATGATCCAGATTTATACGGCACGTACATGGGTATTTATGATCCAAAGGTTCTAAGGCAAATGGAGGTTCCAATACCAAAGTCAAAGGTGGAGGCTATTGAGTTTGAATTATCTTGGACTAGAAAGTATGTTGAACAGGTAGGTTCTGTTGAGGTATTGTTTCCAGAATTTAAAGATGCGAATGCTCAAAAAATAGAGATGAAGCATGGCAGGGAAAATCTTATTCTTGAGAACGACTACCTAATTAAATATAAAGGTAACTGGGGACAGAAACCTGCACTAGACTAGAAGCATAGGTTTAGGAGTAGAAATGGCTATTACGAACGGATACGCCTCACTTAGCCAAGTGAAGGCTGCCCTAAGAATTACCGACAGCACAGAAGATGCGTTGCTTGAATTAGCAGTCGAGGCTGCCTCAAGAGCGATTGACGGAAACACTAATCGTAACTTTTATAGTGCTGGAACTGCAACGCGATATTTTGCTTCCGAAGATGACTTTGTTTTATTAACTGATGATCTTGCTGGAACTGCTGTAACAATTCAATCTGCAAATAACGCAGACGGAGTTTATGACACAACTTGGGGATTAGACGATTATCAATTAGAACCTTTAAACGGGAACTCTGATGGTATTCCTTGGCCGTACACAAGAATTCGTGCTATCGGAGATTATCTGTGGCCAATTTCAGGTGGCGAAGCATTAATCAAAATCACCGGTGTGTGGGGATGGCCATCTGTTCCGATTGCTGTTACTCAAGCATGTGTTATTCAATCTTCAAGAATTTACAAACGTTTAGATTCTCCACTTGGGGTTGCCGGATTTGGAGATTTAGGCGTTATGAGAGTGACTAGAGACCTTGATCCTGATGTTGCACAACTTATTGGAACGTACAGAAAAGTCAGAAACATTGGCTAATATAAATTTAATTCGAACTGGAATTGCTACACGTCTTGCAACCATTTCTGGTTTAAGAGTGGCAGCAGAACAACCAGACAATCCCAATCCTCCGTTGGCTGTTGTCATCCCAGATAACACAAAATATGATGACGTATTTGGTCGTGGAATGGACACCACAACTTTCAGGGTCATTTTAATTGTTTCAAGAGTGGCCGAGAAGTACTCACAAAAGAAATTAGATGCTTATTGTGCCACAACAGGAACAGGAAGTATCAAAGCAGCGATTGAGGGTGATAAAACTCTAGGAGGCAGTGTGTTTGACTGCCGAGTGACCGAGATGCGCAACTATGGACAAATATCTGTCGGAGATGTGACATACTTGGGTTGTGAGTTTATTATTCTCACTTACGCGTAAGAAGAGAAAGAAGAAAATATAATGGCAAAGTTCGCAGCAACGGACTACAAAGTAACCATTAACGGAACTGCGTTCACCACTTCTCTAAACTCTGTTGAACTTGCTTTATCAGCAGACGATTTAGAAACAACTGCTTTTGGTGGCGAATGGCGCACAAGAATTGCTGGTTTAAAGTCAGGTTCTGTGACATTAAACTTCATGCAAGATTTTGCAGCCGGTTCTGTTGACGCAACTTTGTATCCTCTACTCGGAAGCAATGCAACAGTTGTAATCGTTCCAACCTCTGGAACTGTTACAGCAACTAACCCAAGTTACACAGCAGTTTGTTTAGTGACTGCCTATCAACCATTTGCATCAAGTGTTGGCGATATAGCCACGCTAAGTGTGACATGGCCAACATCAGGTACTGTTACTAGAGGAACTGTTTAACTAAGGAGCAATAAGTGTTTTTAAACCTGCGCATCACTTATAAGAACGACACCACTTCTGACATCAAAGCAGAGTGGGATGATTTCATCGCTTTTGAAGATGAATTTGATTTACCTTTCACAAGTGTCTTTGATCCAAAAAAAACCAGATTGAAACATTCAACTTTCTTGGCTTGGCATTCTTTGTTTCGTGAAAAGAAAACAGAGAAGTCTTTTAAAGAATGGCTTGATGAAATTGGTAGTGTCAACTTCGTGCCTGACAGCGAGGTCCAAGATGTGGTCCCTTTGGAGAGCAAAGCGCACACTGGCGCTTAATACACCTGGCTTACGAGTTTCACTTATCACCTACGCAATTGTTAAGTGAATCGCCTAGAATGATAAGAACAATGGAACGCTATCTGCGCTGGCGTGTAAACGAAATAAATAAACCCAGAAGGTAGATCTGTGGCAATTCAAGAAGTTAATCAAGGCGCATTCGGTGAAGTTCGTCTTGAAGGTGCAGCAGAGTTTATTGATCGACTTGTTAAATATGAACGTAAAGATTTAAAGACTGCTCTTTTTAAAGAGATGCGACAAATTGCAACACCAATTGTTAAAGATGTTCAAGCCTTATTGCCAACCCAACAAGACACTCTTTCAGGTTGGGGTGGCTCAAACACTTCAAGTCAAGTTAACATTGGACCAAATCAAAGATGGCCATCCTCAAGATCCACAGGAGGTGGGTTTCCTGTTTATTACGAGAAATCAGCCAAAGCCGGTGTTAAAGCCAAAGTGGGTGGTAGATCACGTTCTAGAGGTTCAAGTTTCTATATCAATCTTCTGTCGATTGTTCAGGGCGATGGAGCAGGTGTTGTGTTTGAATTTGCAGGAAGCAAAACTAATAACAAGTTTGCAAAGGGTTTAAATTCTGCAGGTTTTGGAAATCAGCCACGTGCTCTTTTTAAAGGTGTGGACAATAATAAGAAGGCTGTTCAAAAAGCAATTAAAGATGCGATAATAAGTGCAGAGATAAAATTCAATTCTGAGAATAAGAGACCTGGTTAAATATGGCTGGTATAGGCGCTTTAGTCGCGAACATTGTCACAACCTTTGATCCTAAAGGTATTAATAATGCCAAGCGTTCAATTGCAGGTTTAACTGATTCATCTGTTTCTGCATCAAAGAAACAAAAGATTGCAATGGGCCTTATAGGTGGGGCTTTTGCTGCTGCTGGTGCTGCTGCTGGTGCTTTTGCCATAAAAGTTGGTCGTGACGCTGTTCGGGCTGCAATTGCTGAAGAAAAGACTATTGCAAATTTAAATAGAACTTTAAGAAATCTAAGTGTTGGTTTTCAACAGACCGAGGTTGAGAATTTTATAACACAAATGCAATTTGCAACTGGTGTTTCAGATATGCAATTAAGACCTGCAATGAATCAACTTTTGCTGTCGACTAATGATGTTGCCAAATCACAAAGAATGCTTGAACTTGCTTTAAATATTAGCGCTTCAACCGGAAGAGATTTAGAAGCAGTAACTCTAGGTTTATCTCGTGCATCTATGGGAAATTTCACAGCCTTAAAACGTTTAGGTGTTCCTCTTGATGCAACAATTGTTAAGAACAAAGATTTAGATGCAGCGCTCACAAGTTTAGAAGATAGATTTCAAGGTGCTTCTGCTGCAGCAGCCGGAACTATGGCTGGAAAGATTGCAATTCTCACTGAACGTGTTGGAGAAGCGCAAGAAGCAATTGGTTATGACTTAATTCTTGCTTTGCAACTTGCTTCCAAACAAATGGATGGTGTTGGAGGTCTTTCAGATTCAATCACTAACATCGGTGATCGTCTTGGAGACTTCATTGTTGGTTTAGGTTATTACATTGGTGAAATTGATGTATCGATTGAAGAAACAAATAGATTCACTCGTGCTTTAAAGAAAACTGGCGATCAAATTGTATTAAGTATCCTTGGACCTTTAGGTGCAGCGATTCCTGCTCTTGGTGATTTATTTGGTTCAGTGGCAGATAAAGGTGATGATCTTAAAACTTCAAATGAAAATAATGCTTTAACTGCTCAACTAGCCGGAGATCGCTATTTAGCCTTAGCAAAATCTTTAGGCTTTGTTGCAAAATCTACAGATGAAGTTATTGATTTAGAAAAAGAAGAAGCAGAGGCTTTAAAGGCTGCCGAGAAAGCAGCAAAAGATAAAGAACAAGCCTTAAAAGAATTACAGCAACAGCAAGAAAGAATTACCAAAAGTTCTAAAGAATTTGCAAAGTTTGTGGCAGGAAATGCACCAACAACAATTCAAGGTTCTCTTGATGCTGCCTCAGTTGCCTTAAATGATATTAGAACAAGTTTCACAGGTGTTAAAACAATCACCGATGAGAGCGTTGATAAGTTTGAAGAATTAACAAATGTTATTCAGGACAGATTTTCTAACGCTTTATCTGATGCACAATCACAACTTGATGGCGCTAAACAAGCGTTTAATGATTTTAAGAATTCGATTGCAACAACAATAACAGGAACTATTAACTTTGCTTCTGCAATAGAGGAAACAGACTTTTTAACAGGTTTAGAAGCCCAGGCAAGCAAAGCAATCAAGTTCTCGGAAAGAATAAACACCCTTCTAAGTCTTGGTTTATCAGAACGTGGAATTCAAGAAGTACTAACTGCTGGTGCTGATGCTGGAACAGCAATTGCTGATCAGATTATTGCTGGTGGTTCAACAGTTGTTGTGAAAGTTAATGAACTTCTTAACTCTGTTTCAAGTGTTGCTGATCAAGTGGGACAACAAGGCGCAAGCATGTTTTATTCAGCAGGTGTTGCACAGGGTCAATCATTAGTTGATGGAATTAAGGCTTCAATTATTGCTGCAGGTGCTGAGATAGCAAATCTCTCTGCTTCACTTGTTGGTGCTGGTGCTGTTATTCCTCCTGCACCTTCTGCCCCTCCACCACCATCAACAGTCACTGGTGGAACACCTCCTCCTCCAAAGGCAACCAAATCTTTATTGACAACAAGTCAATTTGCTAAAGCAAGTAACATTCTTAAAACCTCTGGAAGCGCAGCAGGTTCTTATACAGCACTGGCTTTTGCATTGTCAAATAAAACAATCAAAATGGCGCGTGGTGGAATTGTTATGGGACCTACAAATGCTCTTATCGGTGAAGCCGGACCGGAGGCAGTTATTCCTTTATCTGGAAGCAAATCAGGTGGTTTAGGAACAACTATTAATATCACTGTTAATGCTGGCATTGGAACTTCAGGTTCACAGGTTGGCAGAGAAATTGTTGATGCAATTAAAAAATATGAAAGAACTTCCGGACCCGTCTTCGCGAGCGCTTAATGACTGTTCCAAATACAACTGTTGAAATAGGTTTTGATTTATCTGCTCTCGGTGGACCTTTCTTCACCCTTGATGATCCTATTCAAGGTGTTTTAGATAACACTGATTTCACTCTTGGTGGAACTTTGTTTTATGACATATCAGAATATTTATTAGGAGTGCAAGTGAATCGTGGTAAAAGCCGAGAACTTGACAGATATAGTGCAGGACAATCCTCAGTTACTTTGGATAATCGTGCGAGAACTTTTGATCCACTTTATTCTCTAAGTCCTTATTTTGGTCAGATAGTTCCACATCGTGAACTTAGAGTGCGATCTAATGGCACAGCAGTTTTCTTTGGCGTGGTTGATGATTGGAATTTAGATTATTCACCGACAGGAGATAACACAGCCACAGCCATTTCTTCAGATGGTTTCACCCTTCTTGCAACCCAATTTCTTAGTGCGCACACAGCAACCTCTGAATTATCTGGTGCAAGAATAAACGCAGTTCTAGACAGACCAGAAGTTGATTGGCCAACAGCACTCAGAGTTGTTGATGCCGGACAGTCAACTTTGCAGGCTGATGTTGTCAGCCAAGGCACAAACGTTCTTGATTATCTTCAAACTGTTAACCTTTCTGAACCTGGCGCAATTTTCATGGGCAAAGATGGTTATTTTAACTTTCAAGAAAGAACTCAATCATTATCCTCAACAGCCGTAAAACTTTTCAGCGATGATGGCACAGGTATTCCTTTTAACAATTTACAAGTGGTTTACGGATCAGAGCAGTTATATAACCAAATAACTGTCACACGTTTAAATGGAACAGCACAAACGGCTGACGACACCGATTCTCAAAACCAGTATGGAATTTCAACACTTGAGCAGGATAATTTATTGTTGGCTACAGATGCTGCTTCTTTAGATTTAGCCAACTATCTTTTAAGTAGATACTCTGAGCCTGAATACAGATTCGAGGCTTTAGAAATCGAATTAGCCAATTTAACAACCACAGAACAAAATCAGGTCCTTGGATTAGAACTCACAGATGTTGTGAGAGTCAAATTCACCCCTAACGGAATTGGTTCAGCCATAGATCAGTACGCGCAAATCACCGGAATCAGTCATGCCACAAATTCTGTCTCCCATAGGGTTACAATAGGATTGAGCACCTTAGATTACGCCAACTTTGTGTTAGACGATTCTGTCTTCGGAGTCTTAGACACAAGTGCGCTAGGATTCTAACAAGGAGTTTTAATGGGTTCAGGTTATAAACAATTCACTGCTGGTGCTGTGTTAACGGCCAGCGAAGTTAACAATTATTTAATGGAACAAAGCGTTATGACTTTTGCTGGTTCTGCTGCTAGAGGATCTGCAATCGGCACAGCAAATTATGAAGAAGGAATGACTTCTTATTTACAGGACACAGACAAACTTGAGGTTTATAACGGAACGAATTGGGTTTCTGTTGCACCCACATCAACTCAGGGCCTCACGCTAATTAACACTACTAGTTTTAGTGGAGTAGCCAGTCAATCTGTTTCAGATGTTTTTAGTGCAACATATACTGCATACAAAATTATTATTAGAATAACTGATACTGCAAGTGATGGTTTTATGAATTTACGATTTAGA